AATGTGACAATTTACGGCACTAGTGACGCAATTTGCGGCATGTTGTATTCTCGTAACAACAGAGCCATCCCCACAACATCCCCCTTCCCTTTCAATAGACGCGCCTGCGCGCTCGCTTCTTAGACGCGCACGCGCCCGCGTAAGGAGGGGGGAGGGGGGAAAACTTCGCGCGTGTATTTATATATCTAGCCTCCCCCACAAAATTTTCAGTTTGAGGGAAATGTGAACACGTTACGTTGAGGTTACGTGAACAAGTTAGTCTCGTTCCCCCCACGCTTCAAGCAGTCTATTGACATTCGCGCGCGAGAGTGGTATTGTTGGGGGGCAGTGAAAAGAGGAGATCTGAGCTGATGAATGCGAGGGATGGAGAAGACTGGCTGGAGGAACTGGAAGGGGCGGAGAAACAGCCGCCCGTCGGCGCCCGGCCGCCCGCGAAATTGCGCTACACGCATGAAGCCGTGATCGACATGATTCTTGCGGATCCTGGGATTAGCCAGGGAAAGCTCGCGGCAATGTTTGGTTATACGCAAGGTTGGCTCTCCACGGTGATGGGGAGCGATGCATTTAAGGCGAAGCTGGCCGAGCGGCGAGGCGAACTGGTTGATCCGGTGCTGGCCCTGAGCATTGAAGAGAGATTCCGGGGCGTTGTGGAGAAGAGTCTCGAGGTCCTGCAAGAGAAACTGAGCCAGCCCGCCCTCGGAGTACCTGATCAACTCGCCCTCCGTGCGGCCGAACTTGGGGCGAAGGCCCTGGGGCTTGGAGGAAACCAACCCGCCCCGATCGTCATGGTCCCGCAGGATCATCTCGAAGGACTAGCCGGGCGACTGTTGGCACTCCAATCGCGGGTAACGGAGAGGGTAACGGAACGGGTGATTGAAGGTGTAGCTATCGAGCAATCCTTCAGTTGCCCCCTTCAAGGAGAACTCGTCCTATGAGCTCCGTCGCTCGGGTCGAACTCACAGCAGAACTGATCGAAGCGTTCGCAGGAACCTTCCTCAGCCCGCTGTACGACAACCCACAGCCGACGCCGCAGCTCCATCGAGATTGCTGGAAGCTTTACTGTTCTGGGGTCGAGCTTGCCGCAATTGCAGCCCCCCGCGAACACGCGAAGAGTACCGCTCTCACACACAACTACGGCCTGGCCACCGCTCTCTTCCGCTCGCAAGATTACATAGTGATCGTCAGTGCGACCGAAGAACTCGCAATGGGCCACATGTCTGACATTGCAAAGGAACTTCGCGAGAATGATGACTTAATTCGCGAGTTCAAAATCAAGGGTCTAGTCACAGACTCCAAATCCGATATTATCGTCGAGTTTCTGGATGGTCACCAAGCCCGCTTCATCGCGAAGGGTGCCGGCCAGAAAATGCGCGGGATGAAGTGGAACGGAAAGCGCCCCGGTCTCATCATCTGCGACGATCTTGAAGAGGACGAACAAGTTGAAAACTATGATCGCCGCAAGAAATTCCGCAGGTGGTTTTATCGTGCCCTACTTCCTTGCCGCCGTCGTGGTGGCTTGGTTCGTATGCATGGCACTATCCTGCATGAAGACGCCCTCCTATCCCGCCTTCTCCGAGCTTCAACCTGGTCCACAAAGCTATTCCGCGCGCACGCTGCGTTTGATGACTTTTCCGACATTCTGTGGCCTGAGCAATTTCCTGAATCCCGTCTGCGTGCCATACGACAGGCCTTCATTGATGATGGAGATGCGGCGGGGTATAGTCAAGAATACCTGAACGATCCGTTTGATAATAACGAGGCTTATCTTCGGAAGGACGATTTCCTCGCTATGAAGGAAGAGGATTACTGGGCGCAGAAGGCTTACAGCGTGGGCGTGGATTTCGCCGTGAGCAAGCTCGATCGGGCGAATCGGACGAGTTTTACTGTCGGCGGCAAGATGCTGACCGGAAAGATCTGCGTCGTGGACCAGCATGTTGGTCGCTGGGATGCGCTTGAATGGATCGACAAGATGTTCGAGATCGACGAAAAGTGGAGTCCCGAGCACTTCACGGTCGAAGGTGGGGTTATCTGGAACGCGCTCGAATCGACGATCTATCAGGCGATGCGCGATCGCGATCAGTATCTGAAATTCCTGGTCATCAACCCTGTGAAGGATAAGGCGACCCGCGGCAAGCCCTATCAAAAGCGCCATCGTGCGGGCGGAATTCTGTTTGATAAGAAAGCAGAGTGGTACCCGGCTTACGAGGCCGAGAATCTCCGTTTTACCGGGACGAGCGACGCCCTGCAGGATGACCAATTTGACTCCACGGCGATCCTGGTAAAGGGTTTCGAAGCCTCTCCTGACCCCGACGAGGATGATTTTGTGGAGGAAGAAGAACTCGAAATGCGCCGCCACGATCCCAGAATACTTCAAGGCCGCTCGGCCATAACTGGATATTAAAATGAAAGTATCGGCAGGGCTGAATTTGAAGGAAGTTGTTCGCAGCACGAATGTTGCGGAACTACTTTCGACGACCGACAGAGCGAACATCGCAGAAGAAGTAATTTCCGGCTACCAACTCGATCGGAATTCCCGCGCAGGCTGGGAAGAGAAGATGAAGATGGCGTTGGATCTCGCGCTTCAGGTTTCGGAAGAAAAATCTTTCCCGTGGGTCGGTGCAGCGAACGTGAAGTTCCCGCTGATCACGGTTGCGGCACTGCAATTTCACGCTCGCGCCTATCCTGCGATGGTTCCGGGCCCGGATATCGTGAAGTGTCAGACATTTGGGGCCGATCCGGATGGGAGGAAGGCCGCTCGCGCCGCCCGCGTAGCTGCCCACATGAGCTATCAAGTCCTGGAAGAGGATGAAAACTGGGAAGATAGTCACGATCGCGTCCTGATTACTGTTCCAATCATCGGCTGTGCGTTCAAGAAGTCGTATTTTGACTCCGATCTCGGCCATAATGTCAGTGAAAATATCCTGGCAAAGGACTTGGTGATCCCTTATTTCGCGAAAAGCCTTGATACAGCCAGTCGTGTGACGCATGTTTTGCAGTTGAGCGCAAACGATGTGCTGAGTAGGGAACGGCAGGGTATTTACTGCGAGGCTCCGGCCGAGCTTCCACCCACCTACAACGGTTTCGAGAACGTTCTGGACGAGGCAAAGGCGAATTCCCAGGGTGTCCTGCCCACAGGTGATGATCCCGAGACTCCATATCAGTTGCTTGAGCAGCATTGCTGGCTCGACCTCGATGATGATGGTTTCAAAGAGCCTTATGTGGTTACTGTGCGTCAGGATACTGGACACCTTTGTCGAATCGTCGCCCGTTTCACCTCGAAGGATGTGAAGAAAACTTCCTCCGGTAAGATCTACTTCATCCGCGCCACGAATTATTTCACGAAGTATCCCTTCATCCCCTCTCCCGACGGCGGTATCTACGATCTCGGCTTCGGAATTCTGCTGGGCCCCCTGAACGAATCAATCAATTCGCTGATCAATCAACTACTTGACGCTGGAACTCTCTCCAACACCGCTGGAGGCTTTCTTGGTCGCGGAGCGCGGATTCGTTCGGGGGATACCAGCTTCCGTCCGTTCGAGTGGAAGCGAGTGGACGCGACGGGAGATGATCTGCGGAAGAATGTCGTGCCGCTCGACGTGAAAGCTCCGAGCACAGTCCTCTTTTCTCTCGTGCAGCTTCTCATTAACTACGGCGAGCGGGTTGCTGGGGCGACTGATCCTCAAGTCGGCGTGAACCCTGGCCAGAACACTCCCGCCGAAACCTCTCGCAACATGATTGCCGAAGGTCAACGAGTCTTCATCGGAATCTTCAAGCGTCTCCACCGCGCAATGAAGGCAGAGTTCCGCAAACTTTACTTGCTGAATCAAGTTTACCTGGACGACACGGTCGAGTACTACGCCACTGCCTCCTCTACTCCCGCAAAAGTACTGGCTGAAGACTACCAGGAAAGTGAGAAGAGTATCTGCCCTTCCGCAGACCCGAACATGGTGTCAGACGCCCAGAAGATTCAGCAAGCCCAATTCCTCCGCGAGGCGAGCGCCACGACTGCGGGCTACGATCGGGCGGCTGTGGAACGGCGATTTCTTCGCGCCCTCCAAATCACCGACATCGAGGAAGTATTCCCAGGTCCGGAGAAAGTTCCCGCACCGATTCCGCTCCAACTTCAAGTCGCCCAGCTCAAGGCTCAGACACAAGCCAACAAGGACAACATGACGATGAAGCTGGCTGCAATGGAACTCCTCGGCGAAGTCGAGTTGAACCAAGCCAAGATTCAAGAACTCCGTGCAAGCGCAATCAAGTTGCTTGCCGAAGCAAAGAACGCTGAGAATGGTCACGCCATCGCTCTTCTCAACGCTCAGATAGGGGCTGCCAAGGCACACCAGGAAGGTTTGCTGAAGTCAGCTAAGATAATCCTCGATGGCATCAAGATGAGACAGGAGATGGACAATGGAAGTGCAAAGCAAGACACCGCTGCCCTCACAGGAGGAATTCAACAGCTGGCGAACCCACCCAGTAACGCAGGCGGTCTTGGACTACCTGCAGAGCAAAGTAACGGAGCTCCAATTGGACTGGGTTAACGGTGCATTCACTGGTCCCGGACCTTACGAGACGCTTCAAATGAATTCGGAAGCTATCGGGAGGGGGCAAGCGTTTGCGTTGATGGTCGATCTCGACCTGGCAGACCTGGAGTCCAAGTCATGAGCGCGGGAATTCGTCCTGTTGGCCATGTGATCCTGGTCCTCCCGCTGGAGATCGAGGAAGTCTCAAAGGGTGGTATCATCGTTACGACTGGTTCGCAGTCACGTCGTGAAGAGATGGGGCAGACGGAAGCAACCGTTATCTCCCTCGGCAACACGGCGTATGCGGATCAGAAGGAACCTTGGTGCAAGGTCGGTGATCGGGTAGTGTTTGCCCGGTACTCGGGAACCGAGAGAAAAGGGTCAGATGGAAAGATGTATCGTCTGATAAATGATCTGGACGTCAAGGGCGTCCTGGAAGGAGAAAAGACATGACGCAAGAAATTCTGGATGGTGTAGGCGAGCAGGACGCAGGTTTGACCGCCCCCACGGAAGCGGAGAAAGAAGCCCGCCTGTTCGGCTGGCGCCCCGCAGAAGAATTCGATGGTCCGCCCGAACGCTGGAAACCTGCCGACGAGTTTCTCGAAGAGGGAAAGCGCATCAACGGCTTCCTTCGGAAAGATCTCGACAAGCTCCGGAATGAGCTGACCAAGAGAGATCGTACTCTCGCTGAAATGCAGCAAACCATCACTGAGTTTGCGAAGTTTCACCAGGAGACGGAAACCCGCGCGTTTGAGCGGGCGAGAAAAGAACTGCAGGACGCCCGCAAAATGGCCCTGCGGAATAATGATGGAGAACTCGTTGTCGAGATTGAAGAGCGGCTGGAAAAACTTGGAGAGGCGCCAAACGTGCCAAGGTTTCAAAGTCAGCCCCAACCTCAACCCGACCAACCTGACCCCATCTGGATTGAGTGGGTAGGTGAGAATCGGTGGTTCACTTCGAATCCGAAACTGCGCGCCATCACGAATGGCTACGCGGACATAGTGAGATCCGAGAACCCCAATCTGACCGGCCGCGATTTCCTCGACACAGTGAAGAGTCGGGTAATGGAGGATTTTCCAGAGCATTTCCGCAGTGAAGGCAGCAGACGCCCAAATGCTGTGGGAAGTAGTAGTGATACCCGGCAGAATAGTACAGGTAAGACATATGCAGACCTCCCGGACGACGCGAAGAAAGCATGTGACAAGTTCGTGAAACAGAAACTTATTCCTTCTCGCGAAGCATACGTTCGCGATTACTTCGGAGAATGATGATGACACAAGAGAATTCGGCAACTCCCCTGGTTCGCACACAAGCAGACCGACCGAAGCGCGGTTCGAGAGTCCCGTTCGGCGTCGCTAGAACCAAGCTGAACGTCCCCATGGAGATAGAAGGTTATCATATCCACTGGGTGAACGATGTAGCTGGTCGCATCCCGGAGGCCCAACGCGGTGGTTATGCCTTCGTTGAGCCCAAGGAAGTTGGAGCTCCGGAAGACGGCAGTCAAGTAAAGCGTCTTGTCGGAAAGAATGAAGACGGGTCCGCGATGTACGCTTATCTCATGAAGATTGAGCTTGAATTCTATCGCGAGGACCAGCAACTGATTCAGAGTGAAGTCGACCGATTCGATTCGGCGATCAAACGCGGAACCCTGGAAGAAAAGGCTGGGGAAAACCGCTATTCCAAGATCAATATAACCCAATCTTAAGGAGCCAATTATGGCAAACACTTCCACTCCCTTCGGTCTGCGCCCTGTGCGTAGCCTGAATGGTGCCCCGTGGAATGGTGCAGCTACGCTGTATTACATTCCGTCGACCGATACCAATGCCTACAACGTAGGGGATGTTGTTGCTTCCCTTGCCGGTGGTGATGTCGTTTCGGGCGCTTCCTCTGTTGTTCTCGTCGGCACTCGTGGTGCCGCTACCTCGTCTGGTGCTGTTCGCGGCGTCATCGTCGGCTTCGGTACGAATGCTGGCAATGCGTACGCAGCCGCTCCGCTCGGCGCTGATCCGGATGGTCTGGGTATTACCCAAATCCCGGCCACCAAGACCAAAGCCTACTTCGTCTGGGTCTGTGACGATCCGTCGACTGTGTTCGAAGCACAAGCTGACACGATCGCTGCAACGGCGTTCAACAAGAACTGCCCGTTGTACGTCGGCGCAGTTCCGTCGGCCCCGATCTTCAATTCCCTCAGCTACGCCCAGGGTTCCGCGGCCAACACGACGCAGGCTCTTCCGCTCAAGATCATTGGCGCTCCGAATCGTCAGGACAACGACCTGACCTCTCCGGGAACGTATGCCAAGGTCTACGTCATCTTCAACCAACACGAGCTTGGCGGTCCGAACACCGCCGGCATCTAAGGAGTAAATCATGGCTGGCGTCATTATGACTAGCAACCACCCCAAGGCACTGTGGCCGGGGGTGAAGGGATTCTGGGGTCGTACTTACCAGGATCATGTGACCGAGTACACGGATTTGTTTGACACCGATACTTCGGACAAGGCGTACGAAGAGTTCGTCCAGATTACTGGCTTCGGTCTTGCTCCGGTCAAGCCGCAAGGCAAGGCTGCCGAGTATGACTCGGAAACCCAGGGTCCTGTCACTCGCTTCGTGCACGTAGCTTATGCCCTCGGGTATATCGTCACGCACGAGGAGCTGAAGGACGACCTGTACATGGAAGTCAGCAAGACTCGCGCGTCGAGCAATGCAAGGGCTTTTAGGCAGACCAAAGAGCGGGTGTGTGCAAACATCTACAATCGCGCGTTCTCTGCTTCCTACCTCGGTGCGGACGGCAAGGCCTTGTGCGCGACGGACCATCCGAACACTTCGGGCGGCACGTTCTCAAACAAGCTCGCAGTCGATGCCGACCTGAGTGAAGCCGCTCTCGAAGACATGCTGATCCAGATCATGCAAGCAACTGATGATCGCGGTATGCTGATCAACCTGATGCCCAAGAGCCTTCATGTAGCTCCGGCAAACTGGTTCAACGCCAACCGTATCTTGAAGTCGACCTATCAGACGGGCAACGCCAACAACGACATCAACGTCTTGAATGCGACCAATGCCCTTCCGATGGGGATCAAGCTGAACCATTACTTCACCGCCCCGCAAGCCTGGTTTGTCCGGACGAACGTCGAGACGGGCAAGGGCATGTTGTTCCTCGAACGGGAAGCTATTACGTTCGAACAGGACAACGACTTCAGCACGAAGAACGCCCTGGCCTTGGGCTACGAGCGTTACTCGGCTGGTGCTGTTGACCCGCGCGCAGTGTATGGATCGAATGGTCCGTAAGTAAGGTAGGCGGGGTAGCGTGATCGCGTTACCCCGTCGTATCATGTTCGTCCTTACGAGTCACTTTCGACTCGTTAATCAATTAACGTAAGGAGTTTCAAAATGGGTAATCCCACTCGCTTTCTTAACGGTGTCACGAATAACAGGATTGGTAGCCCCACCGGGAATTTGCCTGTTCCTGATTGTAGCAATCTCGTGATGTACCAAAACGATTTCTTTCAGTATGCTGCGGGCGACTGGACAGTGGTTGCCGGCGGAGCCGGCTCGGGCACAGCTCTCTCGACAAGTATTCTAGGCGGCGCCCTGGCTCTAACTTGGGGAACATCTGGCACCCAGTCCAACGTCATGACGGGGGGTGCATTCAGTTTCAGCCCAGCCACATCGAGTGCTAGCGGACTTCAGTTCTGGTTCGAGGCTGGTCTTGTTCTCCCGGCCGATACGTCCGCACCGAACTATGTGATCGGTGTCATTAAGGGTACCATCGCCTCCACAACCGACGGTGTGTATTTCACGAAGGCTGCTGCGGGCACTGCTTGGCAGATCGTGATCAAGGCTGCCGCAGCCAGTACTACCACGGTTACTCTTCCCGCCCCCGCAGTCGCCGTCAATAGCGCACGTACTTCCATCGGATTCTACTACGACGGTCGCGGAAATCCCACTCTGTATGTTTACTACGGCGGAGTTTGTGTCGGAACCTTCGGAGCGAACGGTAATCTCGGAACTCTGGCGAACCTTCCGCTCAGTACGATCCAGCTCAATCCCGCTTTCGCAATCGGAACAGCCGCCGGGCCGCTCAATGTGGACTATGTGACTTGCGCTTGCGAAATCGCCGGTCGCGTCTAAGACAATCCTGGGGACTTCGGTCCCCTCACTGGAGATTCAAATGGCAATGCACGGGAAGTATAGAACAGCGGACGCAACAGTTTCCGCTCATACCGCAGCGTCGGTAACGGCAAGCGATTCAACTGTCCTACCTACTACGCGAGCACTATATGTTGGTGTAGCTGGTAATGTGGCTGTAATGATGGCGCATGAAGATACTGCAGTAACCTTTGTAGGTGTTCTCGCCGGCTCGATTCTGCCTATCCAGGTCACAAAGGTTATGGCAACTAATACAACCGCTACAAGTATCGTAGCTCTCTGGTAATTCGCCATGCATCTCAGTCAGATTAGTTTGGCACTTACACGAATTGGGCGGGCGTTTTTTGACGCGGATGCTGTTATTAAAGCACTGTTTGAGAATGGAGAACAAGGCGCATGGTACGACCCGTCCGATTTCTCGACGATGTTCCAAGACTCCGCAGGAGCGACTCCGGTCACTGCGGTTGAGCAGACTGTTGGATTGATTCGAGACAAATCAGGAAATAATAACCACGTTTCCCAAGCCACCTCATCAAAGCGCCCGACGTTGAGTGCGCGGGTTAATTTGATGACGAAGAGTCAAGCATTTGATGATGTGTCATGGAACAAACTGCCTGGTGCATCAGTGTCTGCCAATGCAACGCTGGCACCAGATGGTACGATGACGGCAGATAAGTTCATCGAACCGCCGACCACCGCAAATGGACTTCAATACTACTTCAGTAAGAGTCCGACAGTATTACCAGGCGTATATACTTATTCATTGTGCGCTAAAAAGGCTGAACGGTCATGGATCGCAATTGATTCTGGCAATAACTCTACCAAGCGCGCCTATTTCAACCTTGACGCGGGAACAGTTGGAACTGTCGGGGCTAGTTGTTCGGCGTCAATTGTTTCACTTGGAAACGGGTGGCATAGGTGTTCAATTACGGTTACTGTTTATGGAATAGGTCATTGGTATACTTCGCTTGTCACGACTGATGGTAGCGTTCAATACAATCCTCCCGATGGCACCAGTGGTGTTTATGTTTGGGGTGCTGACCTTCGTCTTGCCAACTTGGCATCAAGTATTCCGGTCTATCAGTACGTCAACACCACCACAGACTACGATACCGACGATTTTCCTTACTATCTCATCTTCGACGGAGCGGAGGATTTCCTATCATCATCGGCGGTTAACCTTACCGGGACGAACAAACTTTCGGTTTTTGGTGGTCTATATAGCGGATCGGCAAACATAGGTTCTGTATGCGGTAATGGAGACTACAATACCGTTGGTGGCTATTTTGAGTGTTTTCTGCCATTTAACACTGGTCAAAATAGATGGGCTAGGATCGGGTGGCGTGGGCAAGAAATTGCGTGGAGAGAATTATCAACCGAAAGACAAGTTCCGATTGTTCTGACCGGAGTTATTGATGGTGATGGAACGACTGTAGCAACAGAAGTTCCGATTCTAAATATCAATGGTGTATTGCAGACTACTACTGGCGGCAGTGTTACTGGCAACACTGGCAATCTAGCAAACGCACCTTTCTATGTCGGCGCGCGCGCAGGAACATCTAGTTATTTTCTTGGCCGCATTTATTCCCTGATCATCCGTGGCGCAGTCAGCACGACGCAGGAAATTGACGACACTGAAGCATGGGTCGCAAATAAAGTGGGAGTGACGCTGCCATGATTGACCAAGACCATGCGCCGTACCCTGCGTCGTCTTATTGAAGATTTAAGGAGCTTATCATGAAAAAAGCACATCCAGGTTTCAAGAGTGTCGCAGCGAGTATCGCGAAGAAGGAAGGCGTGAGTCTTCGCTCCGCGGGAGCGATTCTCGCAGCCTCCTCCCGTCGAGCTTCCTCCGCTGCGAAAAAAGCCAACCCTCGCCTCAAGCGTGTTAAGTAGAATCTTCAGGAGGAGTTGCTATGCCCTATATTCCTGGTGATAACAAAGTAGTATGTGACGCTTGTGGGCGTGACGGCCTCGCGTCAGAGATGAAGAAAACGTGGGACGGATTCTACGTTCATGCTTGTCATTGGGAACCCCGCCATCCGCAGGATTTCGTCCGGGCCGTGCGGGATGATCAGACAGTCAAGATCAACCGCCCCGACACGGAACCGACTTTTGTAGCGGGCGCAGAAGCCCTCCCGCTCCCCCCGAACCCTCTAGGAGTTTAGCATGGCGCTGTCTGGTATTTCAACTTTCACTTTAACTCGAGACGATGTGATTAAGGCGTCACTTCGGTTGCTCCGTGAGCTTGGTGCAGGAGCCGTTCCGACAATCGAGGACTATCTGAACTGTAACCAAGCCCTTAACATCGTGCTGAAGTCGTGGCAGAAGAAGAGTATTCCGCTGTGGAAGTTGGAGGAGATTTCGTTTCAGTTGCTACCTGGGGTGGTTGAATATCCGCTTGGTACTGCGGGGGGAACTCTGGTGGATTCCAGTTTTGTTATAATTGATGGGGGGAGTGGTGGTGTTGATGGACCTTATCTTGCAGATGTTCTTGATGACGAAATTGGAACTTTGTCTACTTCTGTTTGGGGTACAATTGCTGGTGGTGTAGTTACTTCCATTGTAATAGCTTCTCCCCCAAGTGACTCTGGATACACTTACCCTTATCTCGACTCTCCGCCAGAACTTCCTGCTGATTTCCTTCTTACAATTTATCCGTGCGGGCTTTATGGAGCTCGCCCGGTTCGCTTTCGTGATGCCTGGATTCGGGTAGATTCCACCGGACAAGATATTCCGCTGACCCAGGTCGCTCGTCAGGATTACAATCAATTTTCCCCGAAGACCCAGGCAGGGACTCCCAATCAATACTGGTACGATCCGAAGCTTGGTACAGGTATTTTAACTGTTTATAATGCTCCGTCGGATTATACTCGGACTTTCCACGGAATCGTGCAGACGCCAATCCAGGATATGGTAACTTCGACAGACAATTTCGACCTTCCACAAGAATGGTTCCAGGCGATCAAGTGGGGACTGGCCGATGAGCTGTCTCTGGAATATGGCTGCCCGCCGGATGTGAGGGGGGAGGTTGCCGCGAAGGCCGCGAAGTTCCTGGAAGATTGCTTCGACTTCTCGGTGGATGAGGCAAGTGTGTATTTCTCGATTGATCCGTCAGGGAGGTAATCGTGAGACTTCCACTGGCAGTTAACTACGGACCGCGCGATACGGCGAGAACGAGGGACGAAGTAAGTGTTAACGCTTTCTCGGAGCAGGGGGCGTCTGGACAGATGTTCGCGGTGAAGCGGCCTGGTACAAAGGTACTGGAATTTTATCCTCCTGCGGGATATGGTTATACTGTAGTTACAGCTCCAACAGGAATTGCCCAAGGGATGTATCAGAATGGGGCGGATATTTACTTTATCAGTAATAAAACTTTATATTATTGTATTACGACTGATTTAGGTGTTGGTGGTGTTGCAGGAGAAGCTGCTCATGCAGAACTTGATGGAGATAATGAAGATCATTTTTATTTTGTTCAGATGCCGGACACGAATCATGTGCGGAGTTTCTTTCTGAAGTCGACAAAGTATGCGTATCGTGTCTATGATATGTCGGTAACGCAGGTATCGGATGTGGATTATCCGGCGACGACAGTTCCGGGGGCGGTCTATCTCGACGGAACTTATTACATCATGACTCCGACTGGATATATCTATGGGTCGGAACTAGAAGATCCGCTCACCTGGTCCGGGCTAAATGTGATCCGAGCTGGTTCGATGCCTGATGCTGGAGTCGCGATTCGAAGAATGATTAACTACGTTGTGGCGTTCGGCCAATACACGACGGAGTTCTTTTATGACGCAGCAAATCCGTATGGGTCGCCGCTCTCTCCAGTCACGAATGCGATCGCCTTGATAGGTTGTGCATCCGCCGACTCTATTGCAGAAACGGAAAATACCCTGTACTTCATGGGGGTTATGAAGGAGCATGGGCGGGCTGTTTACAGATTCAACGGAACTGTTCCGGAGCGTGTTTCAACTCCCTTTATTGACCGGATTATTTCCGGAGATGATCTGGCAGAGGTATGGGCGTATTTTATTAGGATTAACGGCCATCCAATGTACGTGCTGACGTTGAAGACTTCCGCAGTAACCCTTGTCTTCGATACGATCATAAATATCTGGCACGAGTGGGCAAGCGAGATTCCTGGTGAGTGGGCCGAAACTTTGGCGGGCGACTAAATGGCTATCAGTATTCGATACGAGCAGCAGTGGGCTTTTCTAACAGATGCAAATCATGGAGTGCCGACAGGATCTGCAATTGAACTTCGTTATGCAGATAATGCAGTTTACAACGGTCGTCACTTCGTGATTGTGGTTGATGTTAATACGCTGATGTTTTATGTTGGCGAGCAAACGATTACAGCAGTGGATACTGGAGCGATTGCAGGTCCAATCGAAGCGCGCCGTTTTACCGAGACCTTTTTCTCCGGAGTCTTCTACTCCGGGTTTGGAGACTTCGATCTGATCCAAGATTATACTTATGGAGTTCCGCTGGAGATCTCGATGGATTATACTACCGATGAAATTCCTGATGAAGTTTCTGGACCCTAAGGAAATCATATGCCAACTACTACTCCAATCGCAGTTCGAATCGTAACACCCTTGATCGACGGGCAGGTCCCGGATCGAAAGTTCCATTCCGAGCTTACCTTGATAGTGAATAAAGATGGAGGAACTGGTTACATCAGGTACTCCGATGATGACTATACTACATGGTCCACATTCCTTCCATTGCATACCTGGCTTGCGGCTCCTCGCGCAAGACGCTTGGGCGCATCGTACAGAAGGGCGTTTGAATTCAGACACATTGATGCAGCCCCGTTGAGAACAGAGGGACTGGATCTGATCGTTGAAAAGGGAGTTTACTGATATGGCCGCCGCACAAGGAGCAAATCAATTCGCATCAACTGCTGGAAGCGGAGATCCGCGTTATAATGCAGCTGGTTATTGGGATCCATTCGGAACAACTTATGCTGGCGGGGGTCCGCGACCGGCGGGGCAGAATGCAGTCCATCCCAGCGCTCAATATACTGCGCCAGTTGCTGCAGCTGCCCCCGCTGCGGCTCCTGTTGCTGCGGCTGCTCCGATTGCGCGGGTACCAACCCCGCAAGAAACCCTGAACCAGCAATATGTTCCACAGCTGAATGCCCAGATGCAGAAAGATCCGAGCAACGGGTATGCGGATCAGCTGAAAACTCTGATGAACGGACAATTCTCTACAAGTGACCCGAGCTATCAGTGGAGGTATGATCAGGGGCAGAAGGCGGTCGAGAGGAGTGCCGCCGCGAGGGGGCTGCTGAATTCCGGGAATGCCGCGATTGAGCTGCAGCAGTATGGGCAGGGAGCTGCAAGCCAGGAGTACGGCGCGCAGTTCAATAGGACGCTGAGCGCAATGGGCGCATCCGAGAGTGCTTTCCAATCGAGTTATAATCGGCTGGCGGAACTGGCTGGGATGACTTCGGGAATGCAGGCGAACTCGCAGAATACGAATTATAACTATGCCTCGTTGGCGGAGCGCGCGCAAAATAATGCGGCGCAGATTGGGATAGCGCAGGGACAACTTGGACTGGGATATGCTCAGCTTGCACAGCGGGGAGTGACGGATGCAGCGAACATTGCGCTTGGTCGAGATCAACTGGCTGTGAATGCTAGCACCGCCGCACAAGAAATGGGACTCCGCCAGAACCAGCAGCAATTCAACCAGCAAACGGCGAACAACCGGGATGAAGCTTTTCGAAGTGTGGTAGGGAATCGCAGCATAGGTAGTAGCGGAGTTGGCGCGACCGGTTATGATTCCTGGGGAAATCCCGTCGGCGGCAATTTCGTCTCCGTCGGAACCGCTGATTCCGAATACTCTCCTTCCATCTACGGCGGTATGTCCGGTTACTATTAAGAGGTAGATTATGGCTGGCTACATGGAAGGTTATCTTGGCGGATTGCAGGCTCTGGCGGGAATTCAAGAAATAGATCAACGGCAGCAGAAGTTTGATCTGGATATTGCGGAGAGGCGACAAGCAGCTTACGACAACCGGCAGGAGCGAGATACGCTTGCGCGAGTGTTTCGCGCGCGGGCGGATGACCAGAACACGATGGATACTCTTGGTATGAACAATCGACTGGCTCAGCAGTATCAACAGGCCGGTTCTGAGATCATGCAGAGTGATCCGAAGCTTGGACTGCAGATGTTGAAGCAGGCGGATGAGTTGAGACTGCGAGTGCAGAATGCAGCGTTGGAGCAGGCGCAAGTGGGGGTGGCGCAGGACAAGTTGCTTGCTGGTCGTGCCGCGAACGTGTTCGATCAGGATTCACTTGACGCGTTCATCGGCGATATGACGAAAGCTGGGAAAGTCATCCCGACAAAGTATCAGATCTGGGGACCAGAGACTGAGAAGTGGATCGAAAAGCAGTCGATGATGGGGGCGACAGGCCTGCAGCAGAAACAATTGGAGATTGCAGCTGCCCGAGAGAGGAATCAAGAGGCGCAGCAGAGAGAGCGGGAACGGCGGGATCGGTCGCAAGAACAGTACGAGGCTGCGAAAGAAGCGAGGCTTCGGGAAGGGTTAGAGCTGAAAGCGAAGGCGGCGGGCGTAAAAGCCGGGAGTGAGCTTGGGCTGAAAGGTGAGAAGGACGCTCTTTCGGAAATTTCGACGCTGGAAGCACTGGATACGGAAGGGAATTTTAAGAAACTGCAGCCCGGTCTCAAGACGGAAGCAGCTCGTGATGTTCGGCTTCGTGCACAGAAACTGTACGCGGACAGTGTATCGCATCTTGACCCTGACCAAGCGATCTCGAAAGAGGAAGCTTTGAGGATGGCTCGCGAGAGTGTTATTAGCGAGCTTAAGAATCCTGGCGGTATTCGTGGATTTTTCGGGGGTGTCGAGCGGGATGCGGGAAGCTTAGCTCCACGGACTCCGATGGCCCCGGAAGCTCGGACTACTCGCGAGAGTGCTGGTGGTGCTTCTGGTCCTGCGGGCAAATCCGCAATTTCTCCGCTTCCACAATCCAAGGAAGGTCTTGTCCTCGGCCAGATCTATCAAACCTCCCGCGGGCCCGCCTTGTGGAAGGGCGATCACTTTGAAAGCCTGAAATAATGGAAACTTTTACCTTCGAAGAAGCACAAGTTCCGAGCGCGGTTGCGGCAGGTGGAGGGGAACCGGGAACGTTTTCGTTTGAAGAAGCACTTGGCGGGCCGATGCAGAAAGAGCCGCCGAAGGAAAAGAGCGACTGGGAAACTGCCAAGGAAAGTCTCAGTAATTTTAGCTTCGATGAGTATCTCCAGAATAACGTCTCGGTTAATGCCGGTATGCTTCTTCGGAAGAAACTCACAGGTGAAAAAACTGAAGGTGATTTGAAGTTTCCGATTACACAGCCGGAGTTAGGGTATATTGAAGCGGGGAAGGAGGCCCTTAATTTCTTCGGAGAGCGTCCGCTGACAGCGCTGGTTGAGCTGGGAAAAGGTCTAGCTTATAATCCTGAATTACTCGGACTCGGTGCTCTGAAAACTGTCGCGATGGCTGGAAGAGCGGCGGAGATGGCGAAGGCTGGGCGAGCCGCTCGTGCATTGGCTGTGACCGGTGCAGCAACGGCTGAGGGGGCGGCTGTTATGGGCGGTATGTCGGCAGTTCATCAGGCCGCTCAAAAAGAGGATGTGAACTGGGGAGAGGTTGGTGCGCAAGCAACGATTGGGGCGGTAGCTATTCCGCTTCTTAAGGGTGTTACCGGAGGCTATGGAGCCGTAAATAAGTGGGCTCGTGGAGGGAAGGTCGAGGCTCCCGAAACCCCCATGCCTGATCGGTTCGCAGACTGGGTAGAAGCTGGCGGCGAGATCCGGAGTCCAGGCGAGCAGATCTATCGGCAGCCGGATGTGTTCCGGGATCTTCCGAGGGATGAGCAGCTTAATGCGGCCGCCCGTGCGGACAGGATGATGCAGGAAGGCGCGAGCAAAAAGGCTGCGGATGTAGCTACGAATAAGAATCCTGAACTTGCGGCGGCGATGGAGGCGATTCGAGAGAGGCGGGCGGGAGCGAAGGAAAGCTTCGGGCGTGGTGTGCTGCAGGGAGAAGTGTTGGAACCGGAGGCTCCGCGTGGTCCGGTTGAACTGGGAGTGACGCCAGCAGGAACTGATATGGTTCCGGGCGAGATGCAAGCCCGGGCGAACTTCGAGAATCAGCGGAGATTGCAGAACGGCGAAGCCGATCCACGGTTGCTTGCCGCTCTCGGACTGACGGCCGGCGCAGGCATCCTCGCCGCGGCCTACCCGGAGGAAGCGAAAAAGTACGCCGGCGAATTTGCTCTTGGTGGAGCGTTGCTTGCGACCACCGGGAAATTGCCGCAGCCACTCCGGACGCTCGGAGGCGAGCTTGCCCAGGGTCGCTACACTCTCAAGACGCTCGAACGCCTGCCGCAAAACCGTACCGAAATCCCGAAGACGATGATTGAACAGCAACTCCGTCGGAACGATGTGCCGAAGGCGGAGCGGGATGTGCTGGAAGGGATTCTGAAGACGAAGGGTGAACAGGTTCCGGCGGCGGAACTTGTTCGCGATTTCCGGTTGGCTACGGGGGATCATACGCTGGAGGCGAAGAGGACGAGGGAGTA